GAAGATCATCAATACTAAGAGAATACATCTTTCCCTTGTTTGAGAATACAAGCAGGGAGCTGAAATTAGTATCATTAAGTGTCTGAACAATTGCTTCATTATTTGCTAACTTAACTTTTGTACCCTTACCTCCGCGGCGGGAAGTCATAAGAGTTGTTGATTCTTGTGTATAGATATTGCCAAGATTTGTAAAATGGATAAGAAGTTCTTTCTTTTCAATAGGTTCGATATCTTCACCTTTTTCTTTGTAGTCAAGGTTCATTAAGCGTGTGCGTCTTTCGTCCCCGAATTTGTTTGCTACTGCTCTTAACCCCTCTTCAATTTCCTTAAAAAGAAGATTTTTATCATCTAAAATTGTTTGGATACTTGCTGCTTCAGCCTCAAGTTTATCTTTTTCATCTTTAAAAGATTGAATTTCAAGATTTATAAGACGAGAAAGCGTCATTTTAAGAATAGCATCTACCTGTGGTTCATTAAATCCAAAACGGTCAACAAGCTTTACTTTTGCATTATCCTTTGTAGATGATTTTTTGATTATTTCTACTACTTCTTCAATATTGGCAATCGCCATCAATAATCCACTGATTATATTTATTCTTGCGGCGATTTTTTGTAATTCATATTCATGAATTTTAGTTCTTACTTCAACTTCGTGGTCAAGGTGAGCTTGAAGTGCTTCCTTCCAACCAAATACTTTTGGTCTACTGCCCCTATCAAGCATTGTCATATTTATGGTATAACTATCTTGAACAGAAGTTAATTTATAGAGTTTTTTAATAATATTACTGTAATTGATGTTCTTTTCAAGAAGAATTTTAATCTTTGCCTTACGAGTAGAAAGGTCATCAATTTTCTTTATGCCTGTAATTTCTCCGTTTTCTACTGCTCTTTTTATTTGGCTTATAATTGTTCCAGTATAAACACCATATGGAATTTCCGTAATGTAAAGACAATTCTCCTTATCATCGTATTCTACATCACTGCGAATAATTGCGGCTTTACCAGAACCATGTTTTAATGATTCTTTTACCATATCTGCATTAAGAATAGTTGCTCCCGTGCAAAAATCTGGTGGACAATATATTTCATCAAAATTAATATCTGGATTCCACAAAAGTTTTATCATAGCTTCATTTACTTCTTTAAGATTAAATTGTGGAATACTTGCAGCCATACCCGTGGCAAGTCCAAGAGAACCATTACAAATATTATAAAAACCTAAAGAAGGTACTACGTTAGGGAATTGCTCTGTATCATCATAGTTATTAAACCAAGTTGAAATACAGTCTTTTTCAATTCCTTCATACAAAAGAGAACCTAATTCTCCTAAACGCATTTCAGTATAACGAGAGGCGGCTTCTGTATTACCACCAGAAATAGTACCATAAGACCCTTCAAAATCTTCGAGAGGGTATCTCATAGTAAAACTTTTTGCTAATCTTGTTAAAAGAGCATAACAAGATGCGTCACCATGGACATAAAAGTGGTCCATGGCTGAAGCTACTGATTTATTAGATTTTTTAAAAGGTTTCTTGTAAGTAATTTTATCAAGTTTTTGAGCATACATACATTGTCGTGCGGCAGGCTTTAAACCATCTCTTGCATCAACAATAGCTCTATCCATAATTGTCATAGCTGCATAAGTTGAAAAACTATCGTCAACAATTTTCAATAAATCTATCATTTTATCACTCCTTTTATTTAATTATATCATATTTTATTAAAAATGTCAATATTTACATATCTCCATATTGAGAATAATCAATTCTGTTCATAACAAATTCTTTACGAGGAGTGATATCTTCTCCCATTAATGCACAGAGTTGTCTAACTCCTTCTGATGAATAACAGATTTCATCCATTATTTGTCCGCCAGTGGTAGAAAATAATGTTGCCTTGAGGTCTTTTTCTGATAATGCACCTACATATTAATCCACTATTTCTAGTGGTACTGACCATTTCTTACTGCATAAGCAGCACATCGTTTCGGTTCTCATTGGCTTCGTTTCCTAAAACCAAGACATGTATCAATAATGTCCCTACTCCCCAGCATTTCAACCTAAGGGATGGCCGATACAGATTACTCAATTCCTTTATAAGTTTCTTTATTACAAAAAGCTCTTTGAATATGACTCTTTTTTCGTTTTTCAATATCAATGCTTTGTCCAATATAACTATGTCCATTAATTTTGTTTGTAAACTTATAAATTCCAATCATTTAAAAATCACTCCTATATCGTGAGTGACTAATTGAGTAACCCACGAGATTATCTTCTATTCTACAAATGATTTTCCGAAACCTTATTTTTAATAAATTCGGACTTGGAGAACGTTCAGACTCCCTCGTTAGCTAAGAATTTTCTTAACCTCTGCCGATAAGCAGATTAGATGTGTTAGGGCCAGACTATCTCTTACCCCTTAATTCTTTTAATATTACCCTTTAACTTGCCACGAACTTGATTAAATTCTTCATCGGTATAATACCAACTAATTGGATTGCCATTCTTATCTTGTTCAATAAAGAGTGGTGAGCGAAGCCAGAATAATCTGTTTTCCTGTAAAAATTGAGGACAAAGTTTGTGAAGATTTGCCATAATCAAAAGTGCTATATGAAAACCATCACTATCCGGGTCTACACATATAGCAATCTTTCCATATCTTAATTTATTTGGATTATAGCTATTAATATCTATACCAAGTGCATAAAGTAAAAGTTTGATTTCTTCATTTTTATAAATCTCTTCATCATCAGCTTTGAGTCCGTTCTTCATCTTTCCTCTGATACGAAGAATACCATACTTTTTCGTGTCGCGGCCCATAGCGATAGAGCTACCAGCAGAGTCACCTTCCACAATACAAAGAATTGCATCTTGTCCGAGATTTTCTGCATCGCTTAATTTATCAATAAAAGCTAATTTATTCTTACGAATATCAGCCATTTCTTTGGTATGAGAAAGGATAGCGTTTCTTGCTTTATCAGCCGCCTTTTCTGCTTTCTGATATTTTAACATCATTTCAACGATAGGAGCAAAATCTGGACCATTTGCAAATTCTTCAAGAGCCTCTTTAAATGCTTGAGATGCAAGAGTTCTTAAGTTTGGATTATTGATTTTACTCTTTGTCTGATTCGCAAATGAAGGATTTGCAACTTTGCAATTAATTGCATATACTAACCCCTTACGAATAAGTTCTGCATCAAAATCCTTTCCGCTAAGTCTTTTCATAGAAGTTGTAATTGTTGTTTTTGCACCAGTTACAGGAGAGCCACCTTCAGGACAATATAGGCCATTTACAAAGACATAGGATTCACCCACTCCGCCTGTATACATAAGAGCAATTTCTAATTCATCAGTGCCATCACTTGCGGAACAAATAATTGGAGCTTTCATTAATGGTTTAGAAATATTATCTTGAATAAAATCTGCAATACCATTTTCTGAATAGAATTCTATTTTTTGTCCGCCTAATTCTTCCACAATAAATTTAATGCCTTTATTAAGATAAGAAATATTCTTAATTTCGGAACAAATCTTTTCATAACTAAAACCTTCTACTGCATTTGTAAAAACCTTTTCATCTGGTCTAAAACGGATGTAAGTTCCGGTGCCGCCTGTTGAACCATATTCTTGTTCAAATTTTTCAATAGACATTTCATTGTAATTTACTAAATTACCTTCATTAAAAGTGGCTTCTGCAACTTTTCCATCTCTTATACTTCTAACTAAAAATTGATAAGAAGACATACACACAGCGGTTCCACCAATACCATTAAGACCAGAACTATTTTTATAAGCTCCTTTATCAAATTTACCGCCAGTGTGTGATTCTGTATATATTGCTACAAGAATATTCCTTCCATCAACAACTCCAAATGGAACACCGCGGCCATAATCTCTTACTTCAATAGTATTCTTCTTTTCATCAAGGCGGATGTCAATTTCTTTTCCATATCCAGCAAGAGCTTCATCAGTAGAATTATTGATAATTTCCTTTAGCGCTTGATAAATGCCTTCTGTATCATCTGAGCCGAGATACATTTGAATTCGAGAACGCATAGCCTCTCTTGTTTCTAAATGCTGAATGTTTTCAGCTGTATAACTACTATTTAACACTTAACTTCCTCCTTTTCATCTTTATATGAATATATTATATCATAAAACAGCAAAAAAGTCAAGAGATTTACTCTTGACTTAATTCATTATTCCAAATTACTTCTTTTCCGGCAAGTATTTTTCCATTTTTCTTTCGACTTTGTTGTACAGCTTGTTTTGACAATCCCGTATATTGAACTATATCTGGCATGGTATAGAAAGGAATTTCTTCTATCCAACAAATAGTTTCTACTTCTATTTCCAAAGGAATGATTTCTCCTCTTTCAAATTTCTTAAAATATTTTTTCTTATATTTCTTATTCTCATTAATTGAAGTTCTTATTCCATCTGCTTTATATCCTTCTAATTTTATTTCACTAATTCGTCCGTAAATACCCTCTAATGTTCCGTCAATCTTATATACTGCAAAACGATTTTTTTCTCCAAGATTTGGTCCGAATTTACCATAATAAAAGTGTTGGAGTTCTTCTGGAGAATAATATACTCGTTCTTTATAATATTCATCATTTTGTTTATGAATAATAGCTTCTGTAACGATAGGATATTCAGTTAATGGCTTTGGATAAGGATATTGCGGCATTGGAGTTAATTTTTTATCTAATCTTTGAATGTAAATAAACTGTTTACTTTTAGTCTGTCTTACATCATGATAAAGATTACATATTCCATCGATCATCGACAAAGATTGATCTCCATGTAATTTATATTTTTGCCATACAGTTAATTGATGATATTCTTTTCCATCAAGGCTCCAAAACGCAGGAGAAATAAAATAACCAAGATATTCCCAATTCGTGGCTTGATAGATATAGCCATAATTACCCTCTTTTCTTCCAGCATAAGACACTAAAAGTCGAACAGAAGGTTGATTTTTTTTAATCCATTTTATTCCTAAAGAAATGGCTTGACTTTCACTATTTTTTTCTTCACTATCTGCCATACAAAATCTATTTAATTCATAATACTCATTAACAGATAATGGCTCTTTTACATATCTATCTAAACGAATATTATGTGCTGCTGATCTGCCCCACTGTAGTGCACCTACTAGCTCTTTAGAAACTTTATGAAATATACCTAAATTTAATTTTGCTCCTAAGAAACCTTGGTGAGAATAATGATATTGTTTCATTACTTTATTAACTGTAGTTGCATCTATTTCTTCTATAAAATATTTCTTATTTTCTATCATATTTTCAGCTCCGCTTTAGGTATTCAACTACAGAATTAGCACAATTTGCACCATCTGCGGCGGCAGTAATTGCTTGTCGTAACATTTTTCTCCTAATATCACCTGCAACATAAAATCCACTAATATTTGTCTCTCCACATTCATTACCAAGAATATAACCAGAATAAGATTTCTCTACTTCACTTGGGCAATAATAAGACTGAGGTTTACTACCTATTGCAGAAAAAAGTCCATCAACAGTAGTTTTGCAAAGTATATCCTTATATTCATAATCAATACATATAGAATTTAATTCCTTACAAAGCGACATGACTTTTGCCTTATCAATAACAGAAATATTTTTTGTGTCACAAACTTTTTCAACAAGCGTTGAATCAGCAATAATTTTATCTGTAATAATGCGTACTGTTGAAGCTATTCTAGAAAGATATAATGCTTCAGTAAAAGCAGTGTTTCCGCCGCCAATAATAGCGACATCTTTTCCTTTATATAGAGAACCATCACAAATTGCACAATGATGATAAGTTACATTATCTTTTACATCACAAATTTCAGAAAGTTCTCTATGTTTTGAACCTAATGCATAAATAACAGTTTTTGAATAATGTTCAGTTCCGTCAGCATATTTAATAATGAAAAAATCAGAAAGCTGATCTACATTGGCTTCAATTTTTTCAATAGATTCAACTTTCTTTTCTTCAATAATTATTCCCATTTCCTCTATTTGTTCCCTAATAGAATTGCCTAAATTATATCCAGTTATTCCTTTTATACCCGGATAGTTCTCAACTAAAACGGCATTTTCAATTTGTCCGACAGAAAATTCATCTTCACCAATAATTTTAAAATTAAGATTAGCTCTCTTTACATATATTGCCGCACTCATGCCTGCGATCCCATTGCCAAGAATTATTGTATCATACATATTATTCCTCCTTATTCAGCCCAAGAACTTGGATGTATTGGACGATCGCCATTTTTTATCCATTCCATTATTTCTTCTCCATACCGATCTTCTCTAATTTTATCTAACTCATTGGAATCTTCTTTTAGTCTATTTAAAGATTTCAATAAAGAATCAATTAACTTTTCTTGTTCCTCTTTTGTATACGTTTTTGGAATCGGAAAGTGTTCAATAGCTATTTTCATTAATTTTGTCGCATTTTCTAATTCTTTATTAGATAAAATACATTCACTCATTCTCTATTACCCCTCCAATTGTCGTCTTATTTCCTCAATTGTTTGTGCGAATTGATTTGAACTTGCAAGCGTTACTCCCAAAATATTATCATGCCGCGGCGTATCATTAGGAATAAAACGCCCAAATTTAATAATAATATTTTTGAATTTAAATAATTTTTTTAATTTATCTTCAATTTCACTTGGATAATATCCCGTATAAATTACAATAGTGTCAGAACTCATTTGACGGAAACGCCAAATAAAAGAATACATTTCATCAAAAGTATCAAATCCTTCAAGTCCACCTATCACTATTGCTTCCGTGATGTCATTAGATAGATATTTCTTTATAAGTTTAATGTCATCAATTTCAAATATTGGTGCGGCGGCAAGAGATGAATTTTGACACACTTTTTCACCACATTCTTTGTCGCACTTAAAATCACATTTACTTGTAGAAATAAACATAGATGGGCGGGAATAATTGCAGAAATCCTCCTCTACAATACCAGTAACACGCATAATAATCACTCCTTTTATTTTTATTATATCATAAAAAAGAAGGGAAGTCAAGCACTTCCCCTTAATTTATTTTGTGTTCTTTTCGAATTGGGTAATTTCTTTCTTCTTTAAAAGTTCTTCCTGTATTAATATGATAAATTGTGCCTTTAGAAACACCATATTTATCTGCCAATTCTTTATAGGAAATTAAGGATGTTTCAAGATATTTTTTAATTTCCCTAACTTGTTCTTGGGTTAATTTTTGACTTCCTCTTTTTATGCGAATAGGATAATTTTCATTTTCTTGTTTATGACTGTATCCATGATTAATATCTGCAATTATTTTATCTGTTAGATTATATTTTTTAGCAATAGCTCTATCGGTTAATTTATTATTTTTTAAATCTTGAATAATTAATGAAATAATATTGTTTGGAACTGTATTACGAGGATTATCTTCTCCCCGTAATACGCAACAGTTCTCGCCACCTTCTGTGATGTTATAGCCATTTGGTATCAGTGAATTATATTTTTTAATCATATCAATTTCTTCCTTATTATAATTCTCAGACCACTTAAGAATTTCAAAAGAAAAATTTTCTTCACCATATTTTTCAATAGCTAGGTGGATTGCACTTTTTTCTTTTCCGTGTCTTGCTCTTTGTTTATGTTCTATCCATCTTCTTTCAGGATGAATGGACTGTCCAATATAAACTTTTCCATTAATTAGATTTGTGATTTTATAAATTGCCTTTTCCATAATTATAACACATCAGTCATTTGACCAATTCGATACCATTCTCTATTTGAGAACTCTTTTTTTCTTGCAGAAGAATAATTTCTACTTGGCACAAGATAGCCAACAATTCTTTGATAGGTATCAATTATTTTTCCACCACATTCGGGACAAATATTTGAACCGACAAAGCCATGATGATTTTCACATTCATTTATTTTACTATTAAAAGCAAAATAAATTACGTTATTTTTCGCTAAATAATTTAACATTTTCCAAGCAGATTCTTCATTTGGAAATTCACTTTCAATATTAATATGACTAATTACTCCTCCACCGCATTTTTTATCAAAAAGTCCGCTAAGACGAGTTTTTTCTTGAATAGAACATTTTGCAGTTAAAGGGATCCATTGATTAGAAAGAATTTCATGAGTTTTTTCTTCTCCAAAAATAAGTCTATCTTTTGCAGCAAGTTTTATTGCAGCACTTTCACCAGGGACTGACTCAATATTTATTTTGTAATTTTTATCCTTTGTAAAGTTCTCTTTATTTTTATTCATTACGTCAAAAATCTTTGAGGCAAAGATAACGCCATCATCTGAATAAGTCTTAGAGCCGGCCTCATCTGTATTAATATATCCATAAATGTCCATAACTTCATAAAGTCCCAAAAAGCCTACTGTATTATATAGTTTATCCATTTCCATGCCGCCATCAGAGAAATTTGGAAGCAATCCTTTTTCTATATTTCTTTGAATAATATGTCTAACACAGTCTAATGCTTTCATATTAATATCTTGAATTTCTGTTAGTCTTTCAAGAAATCCTTCTTGATTATTTGGATACTCTAAGGCAATGGCTTCAAGGTTCATTGTTGAGACTTTAACTGAACCAACTGAAAGCGCGGTTCCGCCGATAGAGTTAATAAATGGATCAAGCTGAGTGGTGTCGCTAATAAGTCGGCAACAATTAGAAAGCGCACCCGCTGTTTTACTAATAAAGAAATTAGCGTCATTCCATTTTCTATTGTGATTAGAAGCCCATCTCGCAAATTCTTCATTTTGGAATTTATTATCTTTATAAATAAGAGAGTAAGTTAGCACTGGATAAGTAAAAAGCTGAGTTCGTCTTGTTTCTGATACAACTTCCATAAAAATCTTTTGTGCTTCCATAATTTCCTCAATATAATCAATTACATAAGTTCCATCTGGATACTCTCTACCACCAAATAATTCTTCGAGATAAAATCTATCGAAAATACTCATATTTGAAAATACCGTCTGAGTTTGATCTCTATAAAACTTCTGATTTAATCTAAAAATAAGTTTTTGGTACGCTTGTCTAAGATAATATTCTGGAGATATTAAAAAATAATTATTTTCAACATCATGCTTCCAAAAATAAAACATCCAAATAAGAATATCAGGGAGCCCACAAGCACCAGAGCTTCTATTCGACATAAAAGAAACATATTCAATTACATCATCAAGAAATGTTTGTAGATGTTTCGGTGCCTCATTATTATAATTTTCTATAAAAAACAATCCTTCAGTTGCTAATCTACTTAAATCGTATGCATAACAATAAGGCAGATAAGTTGCTGTGGGGGCATCATGAAGATATAAGTAAGGACCAAATTCAAGTTCCAACCACTGTCTTGCAATTTTAATTCCATATTTCTTTTGAAGCTCATAAAAAATTTTATTAAATGCAAGCAATTTATCATGAGATTTTCCTTTTTCTTTTAATAAAGATTGAATATCCTTACTACTTACATTGGCATTAGCATCAATCGTATTGTCCGCTGTATTACGATTGTCTTTTGTAAAGTTGTCTATAAAATCAGTATAATTCATTTGAGTATCATGAAAACCATTAATTAGTTCAAATTCTTCTCCATATTTTTCTACCATTTTATTATATTGAGTAGTAAAATTTTTTCCAAGTTTAATGTTTATATTCATTTTATCACTCCTGTTCATTTACCCAATTCACAGCGTCTCTAAAAGACAATATTTTATTGTCAATTTCTAACGCCGGAAAAGAGATAATGTTTTTATTTTGAATAATCTCTATATCTTCACAGACATTATATTCAATATTTTTCTTATTAAGTTTATTTTCAAGAACCTTGCATTTAGGACAGTGCGTTGTATATAATGTAATCATTTTTTTTAAACCCTCCTTATTTTTTATATTATAATTATATCATAAAAAAGAAAAGAAGTCAAATGATTCGACTTCTTTCTATTATTTCTGTTTATAAGTGATTTTTTAAAAATAAATCTCTAAAG